CGGTAGTGTTCCCTTCCAATACCCTTTATTTAGGCAGCTTTACTTTGCCTTGCACGGATCATTGCTAGAATGTCCTGTGCTTTATCGCTTGTTGGTGTTGTTGGAACTTTGACTGGCTGTGAGGCTGTTTCTGGTTCATCATCCCATGGTGCTTGTTCAGCTACGGGTGCGGTTGTGGCAGCAGTAGCTTGAACTGCTGTTACCTGTTCTTCCACCTTTGCACCTGCCGGTACATCAAGACCGTAAGGACGATAATATGCGCCCCAACGCTCTGCATCATATGGGCGACCATCTACGCTTGCTTCAAACATTTCTTTGATTATTCGTAGTTCTGCTTCACTTGGCTTCTTAGGTAAGAAGTCAGCCAAATTGTATAGACCATGTGCTGCGATGGCTTCCTGTTCTGCCTCAGTGAGAGCAGATTCTTTACGACTCCATGTGCTAGTACTATAGTCAGCGTAACCACCTTTGCTAGTTTTAGTGATACGGAAATCAAGACCACGAACAAAATCAGTTGGCATTTCTTCCATTTCAGGATCCATCAAACTAGATTTGATGATAGTAAAGATTTGTGGACTGATAATAAATCTACGAATAGGGTTCGCAGGAGTCTTATCATCACCTAGTGGGTTCTGGCGAACAAAACCTTGAAACAGATAACTACGCTTCTTCCAATACTTGTTTGCCATATCTTTTAAACTTTCGTCTTTATACCAAGGACGAACTTCTGCTAGAACAGGACAATTATCACCATACATTTCTACGCATGGTACTTGAACTTGTATTTGTTTTACTGCGCCATCACCTTTAATACCATTGAATGGAAGTTTAATGATTTGACGCTCTACCCAAAAGAAAGTATTACTTGAGTTACCATCTGGTAAAAAACGAATGATAGCATTAGTGCCTTCGTCCATATTCCAGTGTGGGTAGATTGCGTTATCTGATTGTTGAGTTGAACCAGTGTTTGATTTGTTTTCTTGCGCAGCAATACGTGCGCGGATTTCTGCTAGACTTGCCATAATATTTCTCCTTAAAAATGTGCCTAAAATTGAGCCTAAGTATGCCTATGTGTTGTCGGAGACAACTGACACATTGAAACGATTATAACACTTGTTTCAGATATGTCAATAGTATTTATCCCAGTTGCGGGTAAATAAATTATTTTTCGTTTAAACCGGAAAGTTTTTTCATTCTGGCTATCATTGGATCTACACTTTCAAATCCAACTGCGTAACCTTTAAAGGGATGTTGTTTTGGTTCTTTACCAAGTACTGGGCTGATGCCTTTTGCCTTTTTCGTTGGTCCTAACTGTTTTGCTTTTGTTTGTTGTTTGTTTAATGATTCATCAACATTTTGGTCTATACCAGCTTCGATTTCCTCTAAGTAAGCGTCAAGTATTTGTTGTACATCTTCCAAATCTATATTAACTGCTTTTGCAATTTCAGGATCACGATACCCTTCTATTGCAAGTTCAACTATTTTGCCAATTAATTCTTCATCTAATTCTCTATCATTTTCCATTACCGGAGCTGCAGGTTGTTGAGGCATTTGTGGCGCAGGTTGGGGAGCAGGTTCTTGCGGAACTTGGGCTGCCGGTGATGGTACCTGTATATCACCTTTCATAATACTTTTAATTTCATTGGCTAAATCATGTAGGTCATGGTCGTCTGTGCGTTGCGCCCAACTTAAAATAACCTCACGTGCATCTGCGTCTACATCAGTTGATGCTAACTCGTCTAGTTCACCAAATAAATCTTCATTTTCTAAGTTGTATTTTGATAAAATATTTTTTGCATTTATTGCATCATCACCAACTGGTATTTCTTCTGAAAACTGTGCTGCTAAATCTTTTATTTGTAAATTATTATGTGGCTTAAGTTTTTCATTAATTATATTGTTTGTCCATTCTTCTAATTCGGTAACCTCATCAATTTTACCTGACACTTTATGAATGCGTACTAATACCGGCATCGCTCTTTCAATACGTGGGTCTATACTGGAACTCATAAACATTTCTGCAAGATCAGGTTGACCGATTCCCATATCTTCATTAAGTGTAGGAGTCCAATTTTCAAAGTAGGTATTATACCCACGCTTACCTGCTAATTTTTGTAGTGATTCACGCAACTTAATATAATGTTCTACTCCTTCATTTACTAATACTTGCGTACTTTCGTTAAACTGTCCGTTACGTGTGGCACGTACAAATCCTGCCATACTAGTATATTCTTCAACTAAATTGTGAATATGATTCCAACGGTCATCATTTACTTTTCCACCTTCTGCAATATGTCTTGCATAGATTCTTGCTATTCCTGGTTTTTTAGTATCTAACAGAAATCTTTCTCCGTTTACGTTTTCTAAATAAATTTTTTCAACGTTTCTAAAACGCTGCATTCCCTCTTCCATATTCTTACTGTGTTGAATTTTAATTTTTACATTAGGAACGCTATCGTTTAAACTAATTCTTCTACCTACAGGATGATATCCTTCATTTATATTTTTACTATCTTCACGCTTAGCCATTTCATCCTCTAAATTCTCAATATCATCACGTTCATAACCTAATTGATGGTCATGCGCCCAGTTTTTGATATAGTTTGATACGTCATTCCATGACATACTATCTTCATCTTTACCATGGTTAGGGCTACTTAAAACATCATCTTCTACCCAAACTATTACATTTTTTTCGATTACAGCAGCATATACCTGCCCATAGTCTACATCATCCATTTTAAAATTAAATTTGAAAACGTCCGCCATTTTACTGAGAGGCACTGGTTTTCCTGCGGAATTTAATCTGACAGGTCTGAATCCTTGAGTTTTTAAAAAATTATAAAGTTGGTCTTGTAATGATTCGTTGTTTATGGGCATGTTGATAATCTCATAATAATAAGTATTTATCAGCCCAGTACTGCATAAAAGGGTAACGGGGGCAGGAATTCGTCATAGTCACGTATCTGTGATTCTAATTCACTAACATAATTACCCAAATCCTGAAGCATTCTAGTGACTAATAGAGTAGCCATCACTAAATCATCGGTTTCTCCGACTTTGGCCCTGTAAGAACCTGCATTGGCTATGAAATTTTTCATTTCACTTATAAGTGCTTTACTGTGTACTTTCATCCTTTTGGATTCGATAAGGTGCTTGAATTTAGCACAAGCTGCTAATTTAGATTTTTGTGTTGTATTGTATCCCTTACGTTTTTTGACTCCGGTTTCTGTGAGGAAAGTCCCTGATATATTGTGTTCACCATATTCTTGTAGGGAAATAAGTGCAGCTTCTCCGATAGTATTATTTTCTATACTATAATATATATTGTTTGGTTCTTTAGTAATTTCGACGATATAATCTGTGATTTGTTTTAGCAATCTTATCTGTTCTGGAATTACCGTTTGATTATGCTTCCATTCACCTGCTTGGGTAGTTGTGTTTGCTTCAAATATTTGTATTGCTGCTGGATCACTTCCTGTACCTAAGCTAGGATCAAGTGCTAATACATAAATATTACCTGGTGTTGGCTTTTTATACCAACGTACCTGACCTTGTTTGTAAATTGGATCTATTCCTTCTAACTCAAATAATGCGCTTGGACTAATTAGTGTTTCATCTGCGATAATGAATTCACAGTCCATCTCACGACGGAAACGATCAGTGCCCAACTGTGCCCGCATTTCAGTTGCCCACTTGTCATCACGTTCTGGATGTTCATGCCAGTATGCGCGGTACGCTCTAAAACCATTAACACCAACTTCAGTTGTATTACCAAACTCATCCTCTGTTTTGTTGGCCATTTTCCAAATAAGTGCGAATTGATCTTCGTCACTGTTTGGAGTACTAGTTATAATCGCTTTACCACCTGTTGATAATGTAGGTGTAATAGAAGTCCAAAACTCTTGCGCTATTGTAGGTCTAACGAATGCAAATTCGTCAAGATATAATAATGATATAGAAAGACCACGACCTGTGTTTTCAGTTGTTGTCGCACTTATGATACGACTACCATTATCAAAATCAAGTGAGCCTTTGTTATATGTTACTACCCCTGCTTTAATGTGCAATGGACAGTTCTCATATGCGTATCTGATACGTTGCATTATTTCCTGAGCACCTGCATATTTGTGTGCAGCAATAAGAATTGTACTATCAGGAACAAACATTGCATACCAAAGCAAATATCCAGCAGCACTTGTTGATTTACCTGTTTGTCTGGGCATCAATGAAATTGAGAAACGATATTTGTGATATGTTTCAATCAATCTTTCTTGAAAGTCCCATGGATGATAATTCATTGCACCCCTAGTTGGGTGTTGAATCATAAAGAAGTTATCCATAAAGTGTAGATAACCAGTTGCAGGGTCACTACATTTTATAAAATCTTCTAGTTGCTGATCATTTGCAAAAACTGTTTTTGCATAAGGGGTTTTAATTAGTGTTGACAAACTCATGAA